CGCCGACATCGTCGTTAAGCTGCTCCGGCGCAAAGGCGTCGCCGCAAGCGTGAAACTGTGGGTTTCCGATCGGCTGTTTGAACTCTCGTTGCCGGATCTGCGGCTCACCTCCAAGCTCATCGATGCGACTTTTCCCGACTACGCGCGCGTCGTCCCGAACGATTACGGTGCTTTTGTTTGCGTTGACCGCGACGAGCTCATGGCGGCACTCGCCCGCGTCGAGGCAACGATCAACCCGGAAACCAAAGGTACAATGCGTACCGTCGCCTTCGCCTGGAATGACGGGGCTCTGCACGTTTGCCGTACTGACGCTGGCGCCGATGTCGATGACGTGGTCGACGCCAAGACCAAGGGTAGCGGCAAAACCGCGCTGCGGATCGCCCTTGCCCAGGACGCGCTCAACGCTCTCACCGGCAAGCGCGTCGCCATTGCCGTCAATGGCCCCGGAACGCCGATCCACTTCGCTAATCCCGACGACCCATCGACGTTCGCAATCGTAATGCCGGTTCGGGGGAACCATGAAAACGCTTGCTGATATTCGCCGGATCACGGCAACGATGCCGCCGCGGTTCCTCATTCACGGTCTTGAGGGCACCGGTAAGACGACGCTGGCAACCGCGTTTCCGGCTCCGGTTTTCCTGCAGACCGAGGACGGCACCCCGGCCAAGCTCGAGCTTACATCGTTCGGCACGCTCGAAAATCTCGGCGCGGTGCACGACGCCATCGCCGCGCTCGGCAACGAGCCGCACAGCTATCGTACCCTTGTGCTTGATAGCATCGATGCGCTCGAGCCGCTGATCTGGTCTGCAGTTTGTCGCGAGCACAACTGGTCGTCGATCGAGGCGCCCGGCTACGGTCGAGGCTACGTGCAGGCAGACGCAAGTTGGCGCGACCTGTTGGCCGGCTTCGACTGGTTGCGCCGGACTCGCGGCATGATCGTTGTGCTAATCGCGCACAGCGCGATTGAGGTCATCAACGATCCGCGCGCCCCCAGCTACACGGCATACCAACTCCGCGTGCACCGGCGCGCCCGCGGCCTGCTGCAGGATTGGGCCGACGTTATCGGCTTTCTCGCTACTGACATCGCCATCAAGAATGAGGATGCAGGCTTCGGCAAGAAGCGCGTGCGGGCCGACGGCGGCGCGCTGCGCTATTTGCATTTCGAGGGCCGTCCCGCCTTCGTGGCGAAGAATCGCTACGGCCTGCCGACGAAAATGCCGGTACCGATCGACTTCGATTTTGCCAGCAAGTTGGCACCCCTTCTGCCGTCCGCTGCGCCGGTAGAGGCAATCCCAATCCGCGCAGCAGGAGCTACATCATGACCAACATTCCAGAAAGCGAAACTGCCTTACCCGAGACGTTCGATCCGCAGACGCAGGAGGGTAGCAAGTTCGACACTGTGCCAGTCGATTGGTACAAGGCCCAGATCACCGATGCCTCAGTATCGCAACCACAGTCCGGTGACGGCTGGGGTATCCATTTGAGTTGGCAGATCACCGAAGGCGAGTACGAGGGGCGCTATGTCTTTCAACGCATCACCTTCATACACTCGTCGATCGAAGCGACCACAATCGGTCGACGGCAGTTTAAAGATTTGTGCGTAGCCACCGGCATCGACGAGCAGGTGACCGACGTCGCGGTGTTCAAGTTCAACCCTTGTCAAATCAGAGTCGGGATCGAACAGGATAAGCGGGGCATCTATGCGGATAAGAACCGGGTGTCACGCGTCTTGCAGATTGATGCACCGGTGAAGCGGGTTGCTAAGACTGCCAAGGCCGCCAAGGCTACGCAGCCGTCTGCATCGGCGCCATCACCAACGACGGCAGTGTCCGCGACGGCTGCACCGGCCGCCAAGTCCGCCAGCAACGCCGTCGGCGACACCAGCGGCGCCAACGGTAACGTCCCGCCCTGGCGCAAGGCAAAGCCGTCGCCGAGCGCGGCTCTCGACGACGAGATCACTTACTGACTTACTCTTCTGATTTGCCGCCCGGCGACAGGCGCCAACCTGCCGCCGGGTAGCTGAACGAACCGAACGAACCAAACCAACGCAACCGACCAAACCAACCGAACGAGCGATCCCATGAATTTCTCACGGGTGATCCATGGTCGTGTTGCGTCCTTACCAGAACGACGCGCTGAGCGCGCTCGAGCAATACTGGAAAGCCGGCGGCACCGCTGCGCTGATCGATATGGCGACGGCAACCGGCAAAAGCCTAGTGCTGGCCGAAGCCATGCGCCGCGCGATTGCGGCGAATCCTTCGTTGCGAATCTTGCTCGCCGTTCACGTGCGCGAGTTGGTCGAGCAGGATGTCGATGCACTGTTGTCCGTCTGGCCTGATGCGCCTTACGGCATCTGCAACGACGGTCTCAACCGTCGCGACCACGACCAGCAAATCATCTTCGGTACCATCCAGACGCTCTATCGCGATGCCGATAAGCTCGGTCGGCGCGACCTGCTATTGATCGATGAGGTACAGCTGGTGCCGCGTGACGGCGACGGCATGTATCTGACGCTCATCGACACCCTACGCACGGTTTGCCCCGACCTGCGTATGGCCGGTGCTAGCGCCACCTGCTTTCGTCTCGACACCGGCTATCTCGATCACGGCGACGGCGCGTTGTTCGATAAGACCGTGTTCAGTTATGGCATCCGCGACGGCATCCGCGACGATTGGTTAGCGCCGCTGAGCTCGAAGGCAACCAGCGCCAAGATCGACGTCACCGGCGTCGGCCGCCGCGGCGGCGAATTTATTGCCGGCGAGCTCGAGCACGCGGCCAATGTCACCGACGTGGTCGACGGCGCGGTCGCGGAGATCGTCGATAAGGGTGCCAAGCGGCGCAATTGGCTGGCATTCTGCTGCGGCGTTAATCACGCCTTTGGCGTGCGCGATGCGATGCGTCGACACGGCATCAGCTGTGAAACCGTCGTGGCCGAGACTCCGAGCGACGAGCGGGACGCTATCTTCGCTGCCTACCGCGCCGGTGAGATCCGCTGCCTTACCGGTGTCAATGTGTTCTCGGTTGGATTCAATATCCCCGAAGTCGACCTCATCGCTCTCCTGCGACCAACCTGCTCGCCCGGACTGCTGGTGCAGCAAGTCGGGCGCGGCACCCGTAAAGTACCGGGCAAGAGCAACTGCCTCATCCTGGATTTCGCCGGCAACATCCGTCGCCACGGTCCGGTTGACGCCATCTACGTCAACGGTCGCTCGGCAGCCCATCCCAGCGATGTGCTGACCAAGTCCTGCCCACAGTGCCAGGAAGAAAACACGCTGGCGGCAACGCATTGCTGCTGCTGCGGACACGAATTCGTCAGCACCCGTGTACGGCAGATCAAGCATAGTGCGACCGCCGATATGACCCCGGTGCTCGCGGGCGAGGAGGTGTGGCTGCCGGTGCGGCATTCCGAATTTCGCCTGCACTATAAGCGCGACAATCCAAGTGCACCGCCGACGTTGCGCGTCGATCATCTCTCCGGCTTTGCCGCTTATAGCGAATATGTCTCCTTCGAAGGCTCCTCCGGCGCGCGTTACTATGCCGCCGCCTGGTGGCGCGCGATGACCGGAAGCCTCAATCCGCCGGCACGCGTGGCCGAGGCCCTGGCGTTACGGGATCATATTCCTCCGGTTACTGCCATTGTTGTCGCGCGTGACGGGCCGTGGTGGCGCATTGCCAAACGTCGCGTTCGCCGCTCTGACGGCACGCTGGTCGAGATCGATTCCCGCTATCGCTGGCACCGGGTGGCAGCATGACCACCGCACGCCGCGCCACCCCAACCCCGACATTCTGCGCCGTCTGCCGCCGTCACGCAGTCGCCGTTGGCTATGCCCCAAGAGTGTACGCGCCGCTCATCTGGCTCTGCGACGACGAATATTGCCACGCCGCTGCCGCGAGGACCTACGCCATGCCGGGACCAATGCTGGATGCCTATGAGCTCGCCGCCATGCTGGAGGCGGGTGCGCTTGCCGCCGGCTATCTCGAGCAGCTCAACCAAACCGACTTGGCCAAACTCAACCGCGAACAGTGGCGTGAATTCTTGCGTCAGCTGCTCACTGGCTACGAGCACGTCCTGCGGCGCAAAATCTTGAGCGATGAGCCGACCCTTTGAGGGGACACGATGGGCGGTCCGTTCGAAGAACATGCCGAACGCCTGCTCGAGCGCGGCTATGCCGTTATTCCCATTATCCCACTAAGCAAAAGACCCGGGTTCTTTCGCAACGGGCAATGGGTTGGTCTCAATGACTGGACCAAGCGCTTTAACGGCCGCGCCTCGCTGCAGGCCGAGCGCACCACTTGGGGCCGCAACGGCGCCGGACTTGGAGTCCTAGCTGGACCAGCCAGCGGGGACCTCATCGGCGTCGATATCGATAGCGATGATCCGGATATCGTTGCCGCATTGCGGCGTGTCCTGCCGCCAACCGAAGTCAAGAAAACCGGTGCAAAAGGCGAGACTCGCTTTTATCGCGGCCCAGGTATCGCATCCGGTAGCTGGCGCATCGACGACAAAATGATTGTCGAAATCCTCGGAGCGGGCCGACAGACATTGTTGCCACCGACGCTGCATCCCGATGGAGGTTGTTACCGTTGGCTCGGTCCGGACACGCTCGAGGATCTTGATCCGCGAGAGCTACCAGTATTGCCAATCGATATTGCAGCGAGCATCAGCGCGGTGCTCGAGCCCTTCGGGTATTGTGCTTCGGGGAAGACTAGCGGGAGCAATAGCGACGGCAATGACGATGACGACAATAAAGATGATCGGCCGCATCGCCAGCTCAATGAGGCCGCGCTGGCCGATCTCGACGCTTGGGTACCGGCGCTAAGGCTGTACAAGTGCCGGCGCTGGCGCGGGCGCTATGAGGCGGTGGCAGTCTGGCGCCCGTCCTCGAGCGGACGAGACGATCGGGC